GCAAGCAAGCTCCCCAGACAGAACTCGAGCGCTTGGTTACTGACCAAGATGTCGAGGACTACGGTGACTCCATTGATGTTATGCGGCGTGTCTTCCGCGAGGAAGCAAGTTCGTTGAAGCAGGAGAATCAACAGCTCCGTGCGGCGATGCAGCAGATGCAGGCGAGTGTTGTACCACAGGTGCAGCAGCTATCGCAGCGGCAAGCTGTGTCCAGTGAGCAGCAGTTTTGGTCAGACCTCCACCGGTCGGTACCAGACTGGCAGGATGTCAACGCTAACAAGGAGTTCCAAACATGGCTCCTCGAAGTTGACCCTCTGACCGGCAATGCGCGCCAAGCCTATCTGGATGAAGCGCAGAAGAACCTCGACGCGACTCGGGTTGCGCGGTTTTTCGATACTTGGAAGGGATTAACTGGTACACCCAGTGCTCAAAACGCGCGTAGCGCTGAGGCTAAATCCGAACTTGAGAAGCAGGTTGCGCCCGGTAAAGGGCGTTCCGGTGGGTCCAAGGGCGGTGGCGAACCTAAGACGTATAGCCCATCGGACATCAAAGGCTTTTTCAGCGATGTTCAGAAGGGTAAGTTTAAGGGTCGTGAGTCTGAGCGGGACCGCATTGAACGCGACATCTTCGCCGCACAACGCGAAGGTCGCATTGTAACTGCATGATCTAGGAGCTCAACATGGTATACCCTGTTGCACCGGGTCGCCCCAATTACTCCGGGAACTTCATCCCAGAAATTTGGAGCGGCAAACTTATTGAGAATTTTTACGACGCCACTGTGCTCGCATCAATCTCGAACACTGATTACGAAGGCGAAATTCGCAGCATGGGCGACACGGTAAATATCCGTACCCAGCCGAACATCACCATTCGTGACTACGTCAAAGGCCAAAACCTTGTCGTAGAGAACCCTGACAAGCCGAAGTTGCAGCTTGTCATCGACAAAGGCGAGTACTTCTCCTGTGTCGAGGATGACATCGACAAGGTCCAGACTGACGTTGGTTTGATGGATATGTGGTCCAAGGACGCATCGGAGCAGATGAAGATCAAGATCGACCAGCGCGTCTTGACTGACATGCTGCCGGACGTCGGCACTCTGAACCGCGGTGCGACCGCAGGCGCCAAGTCTGCATCGTTCGACCTCGGTACGGCAGGCGCCCCGTTGACTGTCACCAAAGACGGTGCCACGTCGACCACATCTGTAATCGACCTGATCGTCGATATGGGTACCGTACTCGATGAGGCGAACTGCCCCGAGAGCGATCGCTTCTTGCTTATCCCGGCGAAAATGGCTGGCTTGATCAAGAAGTCTGAACTCAAGGATGCGTCTCTGAGTGGCGACAGCACTACGCCGCTGCGTAACGGCCGCCTCGGCATGGTTGACCGCTTCACGATCTACGTGTCGCACAACCTGAATGTTACTGGCGGTAACACCTCACTGGTCGCAGGCCACAAAATGGGTTTCACCTTCGCATCGCAGATGACGGAGATGGAGACTTTGCGTGCGCAGTCTACCTTTGGTAACATCATCCGCGGCCTGCAGGTCTATGGGTACAAGGTTGTGAAACCCGAAGCCCTGTCGACTGCAGTCGTCAACTTCTCATAAGGAGGGCTGATAATGGTCGCTTACACTGACTCTCTGGGGTTCGCTAAGAACTCCGCTGGCTTCGCAGCCAACTACACTGACCGCGTGAGCGTCGTCGAGATTGACCTCGACTTCGCCAAGATCGCTGCTGCCCGTACCGCTGCAAGTGCAGCTGCGCTGGCCGCTACCGATACGTTGGTCATCGGTACGCTCCCGAAAGGTGCGTACGTACTCTCCGCAGCTGTGACGGTTGTTCGCGCTGAAGGCGCGGCCGGTACCATTGACCTTGGTGTCACGGGTACCCCCGCCCTTTGGGGTAACGATGTCGACCTGAACGCTGCTGTCGGTACGACCGCTGGTCTTACGACCGGTGCCTTGTACAGTGCTGCCGACACCGGTATCCTGTTGACTATCAACACTGATGCTATTGATGCCGCGCGCATTAAGGTCTCGCTGGCTATGGTCAACATGGGCGCCGACCTCGGCACTATTGCCAACGTAACTTAAACTGGTGGGGCCCTCCGGGGCCCCATCTCTCCATTGAGGGTGCCGTATGCCAGCGAACATAACCGATACTGAGATAAGAGATACCTACGACCAGTTATTGCATATTGACGAGGGCCCTGAGAGTACTGAAAAGGTCGTATATAGCGGCACCGGCGTAGCTACGGCGCTCAAGCTGGG